GTGATTTAGTTTATGATACACCTATTACGGAAGATGTCTTAGGACATTTAACATGGGATGAAGTTGAAGAAAATTTATGGAGGATTAAAGACTTATGAATATATTAAAAAGATTAATTGTTTTCGTAGTAGATAGTTGGAATGTAGTAATGGATAGTAGATATAATCCACTTAGACACATACATGACCCAAGTCTACAAGTTTATTTTACACTAGCCTTATTCATAATGTGGTCAGGATACTTTGGGGCTCTGGCAGCATATTATATGGAATGGCTAGGTTATAGTGTAGTGACTTCTATTGTAATTCACTTAGCTGTGTTTATACCTTTAATGGTAACAAGATATGTTTTCAAAGAAGCAGAAGAAAATGGCCATGTTTGGGTTCAAGAATGGAGAAATGTCAAACTTGTAAGGCCTGAAAATTCAGGTAAATTTGATAAACAAAAAGTAGCTCCTTACAGAGACGGAGATAATACATAATGGAGATTTTTGATAGTATATGGACACTTCTTCAAATAGGAATTGTCATAGGATTAATAATTGTAGCAATAATCGCATTTATACGAGTTGGTTGGGAACTAGGTAAATATCTAGTACCAATATTATTAATTCTTTATATAATATCGAATTGGGTTTAGTATGACAGTATTAGAACTTTTTATGATTACAGTAGGAACAACAGCTGTATCTTTCTTTTATATAAAACTACATGAATGGTTTCATTCAGTAGATATTAAAACTCATGGAGTTTCTTCTGGTGAAGAACAAAGTAAAACAAAACACATGGATGATATATTATGAATATTTTTTATTTGAACGAATCTCCTGAGACTTGTGCTCAGATGCACTGTGATAAGCATGTGGTCAAGATGATTATAGAATATGCCCAACTCTTGTCCACTGCACACCGTGTTATAGATGGTAATCCTTATTATGATAAGACAAAAAATGGCAGAAAAATTCTTAGATATAGAATGGAAAATCCAAATTTAGAAAAAACACTTTATAAAGCTGCGATGATAAATCACCCATCTGCAGTTTGGGCTAGGCAAAATCCTGAAAATTATATTTTTCTCTATGACTTATTTGATGAACTATGTGCAGAATATACATGGAGATATGGTAAAACACATTCAACAGAAAATTTATTATCTAATTTATTATCGAGAGTACCAGAAAATATTCCAGAAGGAAAGTTTTTTGAACCACCACAATGTATGCCAGATGATGTAAAAGACACAACTTCTATTCAGGCATATCATAACTATTACAACAAATATAAATCATACTTTGCTAAATGGACAAATAGAACAACTCCAGATTGGTATGGTTTCAAAGCAGATGCGGGGTACGCTTCTTGACAAAAACAGATTTAGGGTTTAGGATGGACAAGATGTATAAATTTAATGAAGACAAATCTGTAAAAGAATTAAAGAAATATATTGATAAAACTTATTCTCAACATTATTCGAAGAGTAAGTTTCAAGCAACAGAATTTATTATTGACGGTGGACATGGAGAAGGCTTCTGTATCGGAAACATTCTCAAATATGCACAGCGTTATGGTAAAAAAGAGGGGCATAATAAAGCTGACTTAATGAAAGTTTTACATTATGCCGTAATCGCTCTTTATGTTCATGATAAAGAGCACAACTAGAAAAGGTGAATGAATGAATATTAGTAATGAAACTCTAGACATACTTAGAAATTTTTCAAGTATAAACTCTGGTATTACAGTTAAGGCTGGTAATGAATTGGTAACTGTTTCAGCGATGAAGAATATTTTCGCTAAAGCAGTCGTAGACGAAAGCTTCGAGAAAGACCATTCAATCTATGACCTATCTGAATATCTAGGTGCTGTATCTTTGTTTGATAGACCAAACTTTGATTTCAACGCCGAGAAAGTAACAGTATCAGAGGGCGATAATAGTGTAACTTATTATTACGCTGACCCACAAATGGTAATCTCTCCTACAAAAGAGATAACAATGCCTGAACCTGAGGTATCTTTTGACTTAGATAAAGATGTCTTAGATTCTTTATTGAAAGCTTCTTCTGTTTTATCCTTACCTGATATGGTATTATCAAGTGATGGTCAATCAGTTGTATTAACAGTAAAAGACAAAAAGAACTCAACTTCAAATGTCTTTAGTAAAACAGTAGCTCAAGGTAATGGGTCAACTTTCGAAATGTTTTTAAGAATGGAAAACATGAAAATGATTCCTGGTGATTATACAGTTTTTGTATCATCAAAAGGTATCGCTCATTTTACAAACAGAAATGTAGCAGTTGAATACTTTATAGCTTTAGAGCCAGATTCAACTTATAATGCTGTTTAATGTCCGAGAGATAAACAAAGATATAGCTATAAGTTTCATTGAGGAGCATCACTATACACCGATGCTCCCAAAACTTACTAAACATTGGTTAGGTGGTTTTGTAGAAGATGAACTAGTAGCTGTACTTACTCTTGGTTGGGGTACACAACCCAAACAAACAATCAAAAAATTATTTCCACATCTAGATACAAAAGATTATTTTGAGATTGGTAAAATGTGCTTAACAGATGAAATGCCTAAAAATAGTGAGACACAATTTTTAAAAATGGTAAAAAAATGGATTCAAGAAAATACAGATATTGATTTACTCTATACTATGGCTGATGGTATTATGGGTAAAGCTGGGTATGTGTATCAGGCTTTCAACTTTTTTTATGGTGGAAAATTTAGAACAGCTGTTTATAGAGATACAATAACAGGAGAAAAAATACACCCACGAACAGCGAGAAAGTTATGTGAAGAGAACGCAATCTTTCTACAAAAAGAACGAGTTCATTGGTTGACTCCTGATTATATGAAAACTAAAAACTTAGAGAGAATAGATGGCTTGATGTTCAGATATATGTTACCAATGAACAAGAAAGCCAAGAAACATTTTAAGAAGTCTACAGTTGACTGGACTTTAAATTATCCAAAACACAAAGACATAGAGTTTTGGAAACAAATAGAACTAGGTAAATACGAGAAGATGGCAGATTGGCCTGTATTTACTTTTGACAATATGAAATATAATAAAAAGATGTCAGGTGGTAGACTTGACGAATTTATGACTTGAGGATAAGATCTAATTATGAGTGAAGAATTTTTATGGGTGGAGAAATATAGACCTAAAACTATTTCAGAGTGTATCTTACCTGATACTATCAAAAATACCTTTCTTGATTTTGTAAAGAACAAAGAAATACCTAATTTATTATTATGTGGTACGGCTGGTGTTGGTAAAACTACAGTAGCTAGGGCTTTATGTAATGACTTTCAAGCTGACTATATTTTAATTAATGGTTCAGAAGAAAGAAATATTGACACACTAAGAGTTAAGATAAAGAACTTTGCTTCTACTGTATCTTTATCTGGTGGTCCAAAGATAGTCATACTTGATGAAGCTGATTATCTAAATGCACAATCAACTCAACCAGCGTTGAGAGGTTTCATAGAAGAGTTTTCTAAAAACTGTAGATTCATATTTACTTGTAATTATAAAAACAGAATTATACCACCTCTACATTCAAGATGTAGTGTTATAGACTTTATCATTCCAAAGAGTGATAAACCAAAACTTGCAGCTGAGTTTTTTAGTCGTGTTCAAACAATACTAAAAGATGAAAGTGTAAAGTTTGATCAGAAAGCGGTTGCAGAACTTCTCAATAAATACTTTCCAGATTGGAGGAGAGTGTTAAACGAACTTCAAAGATATTCTGCATCGGGTCAGATTGATGCTGGTATTCTTGTTAATCTATCGGAGGTAAATATCAATGAACTTATGGAGTCACTTAAAAACCAAGAGTTTACAAATGTACGAAAGTGGATTGTCAACAATCTGGACAACGATCCTGTGCGTATTTTTAGGCGGGTCTATGATTCTCTTTATGATCATATTGATAAGTCTACGATCCCTCATGCTGTTGTTATCTTGGCTGAATATTCCTATAAGTCAGCATTTGTCGCAGATCAAGAAATAAATCTTCTTGCGTGTATGACTGAACTTATGGCTCAGGTGAAGTTCAAATGAGTTATGAACTGAAAGAGTATCTAAACTCTATAAACCATAGAA